AAAAAAAAAAAAAAAAAAAAAAAAAAAAAAATGAAAAAAATGAAAAAAATTCCTAAAGTTGGTGATAAAGTTAAAATTTTAACTGAAGAACCAATTATTAAAATTTCACCGTGGAATAATGCTATTGGTGAAATTGTATCGGTAATGTCTGGTTTAATCGACCCGTTTACATTGACAGAAGCAGAACCTTTATATTTTATAAAAATTAACACTGTTGACGTTCCTAGACCAGCTAGAAGAGATAGTTTTGAAATAATTGAAGAAAAAATGTTAACAAATGAGTCTAATTGATAAAATGAAAGAAAGGGTAATGGATATTATCAATCCTGATGTTGATTATACTCAAGAAGATTTCAATAAAGAATTTAGTAACACAAATATTAACACTGAGAATTTTAAGCTCGGTGTTAATTTTGTGAATACTTCTACAAACCCTAATCCTGAATATGCTACTGCTGGGGCCTCAGGGTTCGATTTAAGGGCTTCTTTAACGGAAGTAATAACATTACCAGCTGGACAACGAACTATCGTCCCTACGGGCTTATTTTTCCAAATTCCAGATAATTTTGAAATTACTATTAGGTCAAGAAGTGGACTTGCAGCAAAGAATGGTGTTGTTGTATTAAATAGTCCAGGAACCATTGATGCAGATTATACTGGTGAAATTAAAGTGATTTTAATAAATCATGGTGATGAACCCTTTACCATTAATAATGGTGATAGAATAGCTCAAGCTGTATTAACACAAGTAATAAGTAAATCGGTGATTAATTTATTACAAGTTGATAAAATCTTAACTAAAACTGAAAGAAATTCTAATGGTTTTGGTTCAACTGGAATAAATTAAAAAATGAATAAATTAAAAAATGAATAAATTTATTAATGGTAAAAAACATGGGTTTTTCCAACATTATTGGAGTAATTCTGATAAATTAAGAGCTGAAGGTAATTATATAAACAACTCACAAGATGGTTTATGGAAATTTTATCATGGTAATGGTGATTTATGTTTAATTGGTTTATGTTTAAATAACCAACAAATTGGCCCTTGGACCTCATATTATGAGGGTAATATCATGTGCAGCAAACAATTTTATCTATAAATAAAATAATTATGAAATTAGACTTCAACGACTTATTAATAGTCCCAAAAGAAATAACTAAGGTAAATTCTAGAACGGCAATAAACCCATTAGATAATGAAGGTTTTTTACCGTTAATTACGGCTCCAATGGATACCGTTATTAATAAATATAATCTAATCAATTATTACTATAATAAAATACACATCTGCACCCCAAGATATGAATATTGTGAATTAGGTTTTAATTCATATTCATATACTGACATTAAAACATTATTTGATAATGATGCGATTGAACCATATGGTAAGTATCTAATAGATGTTGCTAATGGTCATATGGATAATATTCTTAATATTACAACACAACTTAAATTAAAGTATCCTTATATGTCTCTTATGGTTGGTAATATTGCTAACCCTAAAACATATACTCTACTTTCAGAAGCTGGTGCTGATTATATCAGGGTTGGTATTGGTAACGGCTGTTTTATTGATGGTACTTTAGTTACAACTATAACAACAAAAAAATCAATTGAGAATATAACAATTGGTGAAAAAGTATTAACACATACTGGTGAGTATCGGGATGTTTTAGAAACAAAAAAAATACCGTATAGTGGTAAATTAATTGTGATTAATGATGATATCACTTGTACACCAGACCATGAATTTTATGTGTTAAATAAAAAATATTTAGACATTATTAATGATGAAAACATAGATATTTTTTGTGAATGGGTATCGGCATTGGAACTTCTAGAAAATCCAGAATATTTATTAATAGAGCATAATAACTTTATTGATAAAACTAATGAAAATGATTAATTTTAAATTAAAAATTGATAATAATATAATAAAAAAATATGAAAAGACTAAATCTGGTTTTTTATTTTCAATTAATGGTGTAGATAGAAATATGAGATTTATTTCAAAAAATTGTTTAATGGTTATTGGATGTGAAAAATGTAACTGTGAAACTAAGCTTAAAAATTTACAACAATTAATTTCTTTGAATAAACCATATTTATGTCGTTCTTGTCGCTCATTCGGTGTAAATAATGGAATGTATAATAAAAAACATAAACCAGAAACGATTTTAAAATTAATTAAAATAAATTCAGGTGAAAATAATCATTTTTATGGTAAAAAACATTCTGATTTAAGTAAATATAAACAATCACAATCTAAAGTTGGTATGTATAGTGGTAAAAATAACCCAATGTACGGTAAATCTGTTTTAGATATTTGGATTAAAAAATATGGTATTGATGACGCTTTAAAAAGATTTGAAAAGATGGTTGAAAAACAAAAATTAATGTCTTCTGGTGAAAAGAATTCCATGTATGGTAAATCTGTTTTAGATATTTGGGTTGAGAAATACGGTATTGAAGAGGCTAATAATTTATATGATAAATGGATTTTGAATATTAAAAGTTCATTAAATAGTCTTTATCAAGGTGAAAACGGTAATATAATAAAAGAAAAAATTTCTAAATCATTAAAAAATAGGTTAGTTACTGATGAACATCGTAAAAATCTTAGAATAAGTCAACTTAATTATATATCTAAAAAACTAACATTAAATGGTAATAAAATGGTTCCTCATTTTAATATTTATGCTTGTGGACTTTTTGATAAAATATCTGAACTTAAAAATGTTAATATTCAACATGCTTTGAATGGTGGTGAATTCTATATTAAAGATTTAGGTTATTGGGTTGATGGTTATGATGAAAAAAATAATGTTGTTTATGAATACTATGAACATGAACATAATAAAAAAATAGAGCGAGATTTAATACGTGAAAATGAAATAAAATTACATTTAAATTGTGATTTTAAAATAATAAAAGAAGGTTTTGAAGATGAATTTTTAAAAAATATTATATAATGAAATATAAATTTAAAGAAATAAATACCATATGTAAAATAAATTTTGATGGTTATATAAATGATTTATCTATTGATACCGATAATTCGTATTGTGTTAATGATGTAATAGTTCATAATTGTGGTTGTCTAACCACTCAAAATACAGGTGTAGGATACCCTATGGCCTCTCTAATTGACGAATGTTATAAAGAGTCACTGAAGCTAAAAAAACCTGCTAAAATCGTTGCTGATGGTGGTATGAAGGATTATAGTGATATCATCAAAGCTTTAGGATTAGGTGCTGACTACGTAATGCTAGGTAGCATCCTGAATAAGGCCTTTGAATCGGCTGGTGATATGTATCTTTGGAAAAAGATAAAAGTCGATACTGACATCGCTGAAATGGCTTATAAGATAGGTATTCCAGTATATAAGAAATTTAGAGGTATGTCAACTAAGGAAGTTCAAAAGAAATGGGGTGCTAAAAAATTTAAGACATCTGAAGGTGTTGTTAGATTTAGAAAGGTTGAATACCGTTTAGATAAATGGGTTGAAAATTTTGAAGATTATCTTCGTTCAGCCATGAGTTATTCTGGTGCCTTAACCCTTAAGGATTTTATTGGTCAAGCTAATTTTATAGATATAAGTGAAAATTCATATAAACGTTTTAATAAATGATAACAGTAGTATATTGTACAAGGGAATCAAACCCTAAACACACCGAACACATAGGTTTTAGTAGAAAATATGAGAAATATTTGGATGTTGTTTCTTATATTAAAAATAAAGAAAAACTATTTTGGCGTGAAGAAGATATTGAATTTTTAGTTAAAAATTATGATAAGATAGGTGGTGAAAAATGTGCTTTAATATTAAATAAAACTTTAACTTCAATATATAATAAAATTAAATATTTAAAACAAAAAAAGAAAATATGGTAACTGTAGTGTGTTCATCACAACATTCGTTAGATAATTTTAAACAACATGTTATAAAAACATCTGGTTTACATAAAAAAATAGAATTTTTAGGTTATGAGAATAAAGGTGAATTTTCATTAACTGAAATTTATAATAGGGGTTTAAAAGAGGCTAAAAATGACATCGTTGTTTTTATTCATCACGATATTGAATTTGATAATGGTAACTGGGGTAATAAGTTAATTAAACTTTTCAATGAAAATCCTGAGTTTGGAATTATTGGTGTTGCTGGTACAAAACACTTAGCTGATAGTGGTAAATGGTGGGAAAAACCTAAAAAGATGTATGGTCAAGTTATGCATACACATGAAGGTAAATCTTGGGTTTCAAAATATAGTGACAAGTTAGATAATGTCTTAGAAGAAGTTGTTATCGTTGACGGTTTATTTTTTGCTATCGATAAAACAAGAATTAAAACAACATTCAATGAAGATGTTAATGGGTTTCACTTTTACGATGTAAATTTTTGTTTCGAAAATTACTTGAAAGGTGTTAAAGTTGGGGTTACAACCCTAATATTAGTTAATCATAGGTCAATCGGTATAACTAATGAAGAATGGGAAAAGAATCGAATACAATTTTCTGAAATGTTTAAAGATAAACTACCTATTACTATCAAAAGACAACTAAGAAAAAATGAGCGATTAAATATCCTATTAGGATGTCTTAATTTTAATCATTTTACGGGTTCTGAATTATATACTTTTGAACTAGCTAAAACTCTTACTAAATTAAATTGTGATGTTACCATCTGTTCAAATATTGGTGAGCCTCTTGCTAGTATGGTTAAAAAATATGGTGTTAAACTCTACGATTTAAAAGAACCACCAGGTTTTAAACTTGGTGATGGAAAATGGACTTTAAATAGTCCACAAGGTTCGATTCTTTCACAACCAAATACTCTCTATAAATTATCCGAAACTAAATTTGATGTTATTCACTTAAGTCATAAACCAGTTGTTGAACACCTTTTGCGATTATACCCAGATACACCAGTAATATGTGGAATTCATTCTGAAGTTATTAGTTTAGAAGAACCCGTAATTTCAGAACAAATTAAAAAATACATTGCAATTAGACCTGAGATTAAAGACTATATTGTTAAAAATTTTAATGTTACTGATAGTGATATAAGTGTTATTTATAACCCATTTGATGTGTCAAGATTTAAGCCTGTTCAAAGTACTAAAAAGCGTGATAAAAAACGAGTATTGTTCGTTGGAACCATAGATTATTTGCGTAAAAATACAATCCAAGATTTAATTAATACTACTAAAGAGAATAATGAAGAATTATGGATTGTTGGTAAAAAGAATGACGTGTATTTAAACTCAATGATTGACGGGCAAGAACATGTAAAGTATTTCGAACCTTCATTCTCAATTGAGAAATACATTCATGAATGTGATGAAACCGCTGGTATTTTGTTGGGTAGAACTACAATTGAAGGTTGGTTATGTGGTAAAAAAGGTTGGATTTATGAGGTTGATTCTTCAGGTAATATTCTATCTAAAAAATTACATGATATTCCAGCGGATATTGATAAATTTAACAACACTAATGTTGTTAATCAAATAATAGAAATCTATAAAAATATTCTTGAATAATGTCATTAAAAAAATGGTTTAAGCGACAATTAGTTGCCATATCGATAGCTACATCTAATGTTAGTAATAATCTTGTTTCTCAGAAAGGTGAAACGCTTGAAAAGTCACACGACAAAGTAACAGAAAAAGATTACGGTACGTTATTATACGCTTTAAAACACAAAGAAATCAACCAAGAAGTTAAGGACCTTTCCAATTTTTTGTTATATTTATTATAAAATAATTTATGATAAATAGTAAAAAAACTGGTGTTTATAAAATTACAAATTTAAAAAATAATAAAATTTATATTGGTAGTTCAACCAGTACAAAGGATGGTTTTAAAGATAGAATAAAAACACATATTAGATTATTAGACAGAGGTGAGCATTATAATAAACATTTACAGTCCGCTTGGGTTAAATATGGTTCACAAATGTTTAAATTTGAAATATTAGAAGAATTAACTGGTAAATTAAAAATCTTAGAACGTGAACAATATTATATTGATGTATTAGATGCAACAAACCCTAAAATTGGTTATAATAAAGCTAAAATAGCTGGTAGTATTTTAGGGTATAAACATACAGAAGCTAGTAAGTTAAAAATGTCAGAATCAGCTAAATTACATTCTAAGGCAATATCTGAAAGAATGAAAATATATTGTAAAAATAGAATAATTAGTGAAACAACAAAAAAGAAAATTTCAGAAAGATTAACAGGTATTAAACGAAATAATAGTTTTAAAGAAAAAATGCGTATAATACAAACTGGTAGAAATCATTCAGATGAATCTAAAAATAAAATGTCTAAAGCTAAAATTGGTTTACCGTCAAAAAAAAGACTTAAAGTTTATCAATTAGATTTAGATGATAATATAATAAAATTATGGGATTATGCTGGTGAAGCTGAACGTGAATTAAATATAAGAACTGGAGCTATTTCGGCTGTTTGTAAAAAAAATAGAAAAACAGCTGGTGGGTTTAAATGGGTTTATGAAAAAGATAAAAATTAATTATGAAATTTAAAAAATGGTTTAAAAGACAAATTGTTGCATTTTCTATTGCTATTAGTAATGTTTCTAAAAATTTACTAACCCAAAATTCTAATTTATTAAAAGCTAACAATTCGATTGAACAAGATAAAAATACTGGAACTTTGTTAGACGGCTTAAACAAAGGGGTTATAAATAGTGAAGTTCGTGATTTACGCTGGCGTACATACAAGGTCTTAAAGGCCAGTCAAAATCTACGATTAACCCTTAAAACTGTTGATTCAGATGGTGATTCACATTATAACGCAACTAAGAATACTGAAGATAGGGTACTATTAAATAAAGTTAAATTAGATACGTTTGATGATTATGAATTAGAAATGGTTCTTGATAATTCAGAAGTAGCTATGGATAGTGCTGACGCAATGAGTAGTAAAAATTTAGTCGTTTATGACGATGTTAAGAAGAGTATTAACGAAGATGGTGACCATGTTGCTACGCATGGTGAAATAAATGCTAATGAATACTTTGCAACAATAAAGGGTGAAAGACCTATAAAAATTAATCGTGATTTTTTTCCTAGATTCTTTATTGAAAACTTTACGAAGAAATTAAATATTAGGAAAATAAATGATGAAGAACGACTTCTTGAATTTTATGTTAGTAAGTATCCTGAAGAACTTAAGCCAACATCAAGAGTCTTTGTAAAAAAAATGAGTACAGCTCTTGGTTCTGGGTTTGTTGGAATGGATATGTTTGATATTAAAGGTGTTGAATTTATTACACATAATACTCTAGGTAGCGAAGATTTTTTATACTATTACTATGAAATTTTAAAAGTTGATAAAATTATTGAATTTGATGGAAATTACGTTATTAAATTCAAAGCTAAAGTGGTTAGTAATGGTATTGATATTTTATCTGATTTTATCGAAGAAGATTTAGATGAAAAATATAAAAATAAAAAAGTTAAAAATTAAACTAATATGAAATTAATAATCAAATTTCCAACTAGAAACCGACCACAGAAATTTGCAAAAACTCTGGACAAATATGTTAGGTTTATGGATGATAAATCAAATGAGATAATTGTAACATGTGATTTAAACGATACATCTATGAATAACGATGATATGCGAGAATTTATATCACAATATAGTAACGTTAAAGTTTTTTATGGTGATAATAAAACAAAAATTGAGGCTGTAAATGCTGATTTAAGTAATGTTGAATTTGATATATTATTACTAGCTTCGGATGATATGATACCATCAGTTAAAGGTTTTGATACAATAATTAAAAATAAGATGCGTGAGGTTTATCCAGATACCGATGGGATTTTATGGTTTAATGATGGATTCTCTGGTGAAAAATTAAATACACTATCAATAATTGGTAAAAAATATTATGATAGATTTGGGTACATTTATTACCCAGAATATAAATCGGTATATTGTGATAATGAATTTATGGAGGTTGGTAATTTTCTGAAAAAGCAAACATACTTTTCAGATGTGATAATAAAGCACGAACACCCAGACTGGGGCTATGGTACTAACGATATTATTCATCAAACGAATCAATTAAATTTACAACACGATTTCAGTGTATATAATAAAAGAAAGTTAATAAATTTTAATATATGAAAGTAGCCTTTAACACAATGTTAAAAAATGAATCTAAATTATTGTCGGCAATTTTACCAATATGGTCAACATATAAAGTTGACCTATTTGTTTTTTATGATGATAACTCTACAGATAACTCACTTGAGGTTATTAAATCATTATTACCACCTGAAAGGTATATGATAATAAATGATTTATTACCAAGTTTTAATGAAGGTTATCAAAGACAAAAAATGATAGATGTTAGTATTATGAATGATGTTGATATAATATTTTCAATGGATGCTGATGAACTTCTAACATCATCCATTATTGATGATTGGGATGAATTTTTAATGTCTTACAAAGTAAAAGATACTCAACTGTTTTGGTATAATAGTGTAAATTATTCTATAGAATTTTATAGAAATGACCCATCCTACGTAAATAATTATAGGAGTTTTGTATTACCAACTAATAATATCGGCAGACTAAATACGAAAGAATTTAAATATCATACCCCTAGAACACCAAATGTTTTTCTACCAAAAGATTTTAGTAAAAAATATGGTGTTATTCATTTACAATCGATAAATACTAAATACTATGTTATAAAACAGTTGTGGTATAAACACTACGAATTCGTTAATTATAACCATAGTGTTGAGATGATTAATAATCGATATGATGGTGTCGTTAATAATTTGAATTTTAACCCACAAAAAATTGATGAATCTTTAATAAGAGGTATAAATATAGATGCAAGCATTTTCGATGGACTAGAAATAGAAAAGGGGTATTTAGATTTTATACATCAAAATTATAATGAAAAACTAATAACATTTGGAAAAAATTACTTATGATAAATAAATTTGTTATTGGTATAACAACCTTTTCAAAAAGGTATGGTTATATTGAAAAATTAATCCCACAAATTAGGGTACACGATAATAGTAAAATCCTACTAATTATCAATGGTGAAAAAGATGGATTATTTGATGATGAATATAGGTTAAAAATTTTGAATCTATGTTCTAAGTATACTAACGTTTATCCGATATTTTTCATAGAAACACGAGGCTTATCTAAACTATGGAATACAATAATTGTTAACTCTGATAAAGATAATTTATTAATTCTTAATGATGATATAGAAATCCACACTTCAGAAATTTTTGATAAAACGTATGCACATATAAATACAAATAAATTTACTGGTTTAACAAAATTTAATGGGTCGTTCTCACATTTCATAGTTAATAAAATAATTATTGATAAAATTGGTTATTTTGATGAAAGATTATTAGGTTTTGGTGAGGAAGATGGTGATATTACTTTTAGATTACTTAAAGAAAATATTTACGTTAATGACTTATTTACTAATGGTATTATTAACATAGTATCTGATACTAGACACGACCATATTAAATCAGGTATAGGTAAATATTCTAGCTTTAATCGTGAATTTATTTATAGTGAAAAATATAAAAAGAATAAAGACTCCAACTATAAGGGTATGTTTGATACCCCAATGGAACAAATATTGCTTGATTTAAATCAATACCCTAATGAAATATTTTTTAGGGTTAATAAAAATAAACTTTAGCATGGTTATTAATTTTGACAATTTAATTAAAGTTAAACAACTGTTTAACGAAGATATTAATAAAAGAGAAATTAGTATCTACAAAATATCTAATGTAATACCAACAGGTGAAACGTTATATTATCCAAATGTATTATTTTACGAGGTTTTTGGTTCAAGTGTTATAAAACCAATTAAAGAAAATACAATGTCACTTAAAAAAATAAGTGATGAAGTATCAATTAATTTTAACAGGTTAACACATAGTAAAGAAATCGAAACTCCGATGTTCTTTTTTATTTATAATACTGATAATTACTATCATTTTATATATGATTCGTTACCTTATCTTATTTCATATATTGAACAAAGAAAAACAATACCGAATCTTAAGTTGTTAATGAATTACCCAAATCCAAATAAATTTAACCATTATACATTTGTTCTTGAGTTTTTATCGATACTTGGTATTACACTTAATGATATTGAAATAATTGATAATACAGCTTGTTATAAAGATGTGTATATTTCAACCTCATATACTCATGATTTTGATTCAAATTTGCCACCAAGAAATGAAATTTATGAATTTTATAATAACATTGTAAATTTGGTTAAATCTCAATATCAGAATATTAACACACCAAAAAAGATATACATTTCAAGACGAAGCTGGATACATGGTAATTTAGCGAATATCGGGACCAATTACACTAGCAGACGTAAATTAGTAAACGAAGATGAGTTGGTCAATATTTTAAATGATATGGGTTATGTTGAGGTATTCACTGAAACAATGTCAACCGTTGAAAAAATCTTGTTATTTGCTAATGCTGAAAAAGTAATTGGAGCAATTGGTGGTGGTTTATGTAATGTTTTATTTTCACCAAAAGAAACTAATTTAATTGCGTTAGTTTCACCATATTTTTTAAAAATTAATGAACGTTTTAAGTATTCATTTAAAAATGTTAATACGTTATATTTTAACGATACTAAACACACTGAAACCACGGATTTTAAAAAATATATGCGAGTTAAATTTGATAATTTTGTTGGCGAAATTATTGATGTTATAAATGATGATATTATTGTCGCTTATAGCAATACTAAAGTTGCTGGGTGGAATAATGATGTAACTTATAATACGAAAACAATAAAGAATAATGAGTGTATTAAACTAGATGATGGGTTAAATTCATCTTGGGAAATAGATTTGAATAAATTAAAAAATCATTTATGATTAATTATGTAATATATGGTAATACAGACTATTTAGAGGTATTAAGAATCCAAACCGATTATATGGAAGACCGTGGCAATTTAACACTATTAATCAACTTAAATAGCTTAGAATTGAGTGAATTGTACTCCAAGTATGATAATGTAATCTTTTACAATAATAATGACACATACGCAACTAGGTTACTAACCTCTCTTCAACAAGTAAATCTGGATTATTTTTTATTTATACACGACATCGACATATTATTAAATGTTAATGATAAACACATTCAAAAGTTTTTTGATTTTTTAATTCAAAACAATTTTGATAGAATTGACTTAAAATATACAGATAATATTGAATACTCTTCATTAATTTCCGCTGATATAAATCTTGAAGTTAATGAATGGGTCAAGATTAATAAAAATACACTTAATGAAAGTGTTTATTTAGTTAAACAGGATGACCCTAAGGATTACATCTATAATGTTAATCCATCTATATGGAAACGTAAAGCATTTTTAGAATTACTAAATACCTTTAATTATAAAAATTATCGAAATATTGAAGACCTCGATGTTCAAATATTTGCAGCACAATTTAATGTGTTTAAGTTGTATTCAAAATCTAAATTAGAGTGTGGGTATTTTAATTGTTTAGATATTTTTACTTTTTTACACATAAGTCATAATGGTAAATTTTTACCTTTAAATAATAACTTCAAATCAGTATATGGTCAATCCTATTCTGATATAAGTGAGGAGTATATAAAGATTGTTAATAAGTATGATTTAAAAAAATCAAACAAATGGATAAATTAAAAAAATATGAGTTTAGAACAAATAAAAAATTGTAAGTACATCAGCAGCGTAGGAATGCTAATGTCATTAGATGAGTTAAATATTATAACTTATACTAAGGAACCTAATAGAATCAGACATAACTTCAATAATATTTTAAATGGTTATGATGGTTGTACAATATACGTTAAGTTTGCTTTTTTAAGTGAATTCATGTATAACGTACTACCACACATTAAATATAAATTTATTTTAGTTACTGGAGACGGTGATGAAACAATGCCTTACGACATGTTTAATGCTGATGCATTTAATGGGTTTATAAATAACGAGAATATTATACATTGGTATTCTGTTAATTGTATTGAAAGCATTCACCCTAAATTAAGTTTATTTCCAATTGGTGTTAATTTTCATTCATTAAGTTTTGGTGAATTTTGCGGTTGGCATCATTCAGCTCAAACACCAATTGAACAAGAAAATATTATTGATGAAATTAAAGCTTCATCTCCTTTATTTTTTGATAGAAAACCAAAATGTTATTCTAACTTTCATTTTGTTACCTATAACGAATTTGGCAACCCTAGGAAAGATGCTATAAATAAAATCCAATCTGATTTAGTATTTTATGAACCATCATTTATTCCAAGAATAGAAACTTGGAAGAATCAATCCGAATTTGCGTTCGTTTTGTCACCAATGGGCCATGGTATGGACTGTCATAGAACTTGGGAAGCTCTTATGTTAGGTTGTATTGTAATTGTTAAAAAATCTGAATTGGATAGTCTGTATGAAGAATTGCCAGTGTTAATTGTCGATGATTGGTCCGAAATAAATGAAAAATTATTATTAAATACAATAGAAGATTTTAAAAATAAAACCTTTAATTATGATAAAATTACATTAAATTACTGGGTAAATAAAATTAAAAATGTTAAATAATATGATTGAATATAAAGTCATTAAGCATGTTAATAAAAACGATTACCCTGAAACTATGATTAACTATGTAATCTATAGTCATTCTTCGTTCTTAGACATATTACAAATACAAACTGATTACATTTCTGGTAGAGGCCATTTAACCTTATTTATTAACGATAATGATTCGGATTTAACAGAAATCTATTCAAAGTATGATAAGGTGGTCTTTTATGATGATAACCTTAGTTATGGTAATAAACTACTAAGCTGTATTAAACAAATTGATTATGACTACTTTCTTCTGGTCCATGATAACGATATAGTTTATCATGCTGACAATGAAAGGTTATTAGAATTATTGTCATTCCTTAAAAATAACAATTTTGACAGGATTGATTTTCAATTAGCTTATGATTTTGATAGAGCTCATAAAGATAAAATTAATGATGATGATTTATATTTAATCAAATCATCGAATACGGACACAACAGCTAATGGTTACATATATAACGTTAATCCATCAATATGGAAACGAGAAGCATTAATTGAAATTCTAGTTAATCATGGTTATAGGGATTATAGAACTATAGAACATCCAGATGTTCAAAAATTTTGTTTGCGCTACGATATATTTAAGTTATTTTCAAAAAAAGTTTATCGTTGTGGTTATTTTATTTGTTTGGAACCATTTAGATATTTACACATTACACATTCACAAAAATTACTATCGTTTAATAATTTACCTAATGGTTCATATACTGATATACAGGATGTGTATATTGAAATAATAAATAAATACAATTTAAAAAACTCAAACAAATGGATAGGATAAATGATAAAAATAAGGTAATATTTATAATTGCTCATAAATACTTTAGAGGTTACGAATCTTATGTGGAATATTATATACAAAACATACAACGTTTCTACCAAGATTCATTAGTACTAGTAGTTGATAATAATTCAGTATATAAGGATGAAATTTTTAATAATTTAAAAAAATACACTAACGTTATTTTACTTGACAATAATGGGCCGTCTAAATTTGAAATAGGTGCTTATCAGATAGGTATAAAATATCTAATGGATAATAATTTAGTTAATAACTATAATTATATTGTTTTATCACAAGATAATTTTATTATAAAAAATAGAATTGATTTTAATACCTTACACGAACAAGAAATCACCGCATGCCCTATAAACTCATATCATCAAGATGGTGATTTTCAAGACATTTCAAATAATATTTTAACTAGTATTGGGTTATTAAATAATTTAGATAAAATAACATTCTGTTGGTGTTCAAGTTTTATCATTGCCACTGAAAAATGTGTACAACTATATGAATATATCAAAGATATTATAATTACTGTTAGAATAGAAAGTTGTGCTGGTGAAAGATATTTAGCTAGAATTTTATGGGAGTTAAATAATTATAAAAATAATGATATTGACGGTGATAAAAGAAGTTTGTGGCCTGGATGGAATTCATTTTTAAATTTAACACCTAAATATGATTGTCATTCTGTAAATCCTTACGATAATAGTATAACAACGTTTTTTGTTAAAAGAACTCAACATAAAACTGAAACAACTCAAGATAGATGATAATTGAACAAATTAATTCAAATTTTATTGGGTATAACAACAATCATGTTATACACACAAAGGAATATTATGATTATATTGTAATCATGTTTAAGTCTTGGTTATCCAATAAACAAAATTTAAATGTTGTTATTGGTAATTATAATATTAATTTTAACAATACTAATAAAACAATCAAAGTCGATATTCAATGTGAGCATACATTAGTTAAAGAAGGTGGCCGCTCAGTGAATGAATTAATTTATGGTAACGTTAAACATACTGACGGTTATTATCTAGTTAGAATCGATAAATATAATTATTTCAATTCGTTAGATGTTGTAATTGATTATAGCTTAGCTAATATATTCAATATCTCATCTAGTGGTAAATTTAATGATTTTTATAATAAGCTTATTTATATCGCCCCTATTATTTTTGATATAAATTTTGCAAAAGAAAATAAGACTGATATTATTACTTTATTTGCGAATAATGGTAATATAAGGCGTGATAATATCTTAAGGTGTTTAAATGAACTTAAGGTACCAAATAATACGATTGAAACTTGTTTTACAAAAGAATGTCTTTTAGCTTTATATGATAAAACAAAGATTATGGTTAACGTTCATCAAACGGACCATCACCATACATTTGAAGAGCTTAGAGTATTACCAGCTTTATTAAATGGTGTGGTTATTGTTAGTGAAGAATCACCATTAAAAAATGTAATTCAATACAGTGATTATATAGTCTGGTCAGACTATGATGATATCCCAAAAAAGACACTAGAAGTATATAATAATTATGAATACTATTATAATAAATTTTTTGTTGAAGGTAATCTTAAAAACATATTAAATGATATGATAAAAAATAACATTACAAATCTAAACAATATAAAAATATGAAAGTAGCTTTATTGATTGCTGGATACTTAAGAAATTATAAGGAAAATATTGATTTTATTAGGGCTGAAATCTTAAATAAATTTAAACATGTTGATGTATATTTACATATAACTAAAAACGAAAGCTCCGAAGATAAATACTTCAATCAAATTAATGATTGTGATATTGAAGAAATAACACAAAAATTAAACCCATTTTTAGTAATGATTGAAAATAATATCTTATATAGTGATAATAAACGAACTAATAATACATTAAATCATTGGGGTAAACTCTACAAACTTAATCAAATTAAAAAGATTAACGAGTATTCAGTTGGTGAAAAATATGATTTAGTCATCAGGTATCGGCCAGACCTTTCAATAAAAAGTAAAAATTTCTTCACGCTTAATACTGACGAATTTATTTTAATACCTAGTGATAGTAAAATTGATAAAACTAAATTAATTAACATTAACGATAATTACATTTGTGATGCCATAGCGTATGGTAATTCTGAAAACATGGATAAATATTTTGACATACATGTTAATATTAATAGTTTAATTGAAAAATATGGTTATGTGTCGGAAACTATTTTATTCGAATATTTAACTGCTTATGATATTAAATATAAACTGGTGGATATTGATTATAGCTTTATTCTTTCAAAATGTAATGTTTTTGCAATATGTGGTGATTCTGGTTCTGGTAAATCAACGCTTAGCAATTTACTAATGAATACGTTTACAGATTCATTTAAATTGGAGTGTGATAGATACCATAAATGGGAACGTAATAATGAAAATTGGGATAAAGTTACTCATTTAAATCCGAATGCTAATTTTATCACCAAGATGAAAGAAGACATTTTTAACTTAAAAGTTGGTAATGATATTTATCAAGTTGATTATGACCATCATACTGGTAAATTTACTGAAAAACAATTGATTAACCCTTCAAATAATTTAATAGTCTGTGGGTTACATAGTTTATATCATGACCCAAATTTAGATAATGATATACCGTATAATTTAAAAATATATATGGATACTGATGACAATTTAAAAAAGAAATGGAAAATCATACGTGATGTTAAAGAACGTGGATATTCAATTGATAAAGTTTTAACTAGTATTGAAAAACGACAATTAGATTTTAAAGAATTTATTGAACCTCAAAAAAATAATGCTGACTTAATCATTAGATTTTTTACTCATGATGAAATTGATTTTAATGATTTACAGCAAGATGTTAAAATTAATTTGGAACTGTCAATAAGGTCTGATATAAATATTAATAACATTCTAAATGAGTTAACAAAACGTGGTATTAATTATCAAATTAGTAATGTTGTAAATTTTAACAAATTAATATTTACGGAATATCAAAAAGTTAATAACTTAAATAATGAACGCATCCCAACAACAAATAGTCTTTACGATTATATATTATTTGTTATATTGAACATTAATTAAATAAAAAATATGGTTAATGAATTAATAAAATTATCTAAAAGTGTTTCAAAATATTGTGTCGGAATGGAAGGTAATATCTCAGGTAAAAAAGATTCTAAAATAGCTATAAAAGCCAGCGGTGCCAAATTAAATAGGTTAACTCAAGATGATTTAGTATTTTTTAATTTCAATGGTGAACAATTAGACAATTTTACCAAAAAAGGTAGTATGGAATTAGGATTCCATTTATCATTACTTAAAAAAGATGGGATAAACTTTATTGCACATACACACCCTTCGAATACATTAAAAATTCTTTGTACTGATTATGCTGAAAAGTTTTCTACTTGTAGATTATTTCCAGACCAAGTTATATTTAATAATAAAAAATCGTGCTTAGTTCCGTACTCAAAACCAGGTAACAATTTAAATAACACTATCAATCAATCAATTAATAATTTTATGTTGGAAAATAATTATTTTCCAAACTTGATTTTATTAAAAAATCATGGTATAATTGCATGTGGAAAATCAATTGATGAATGTATTATAATTTCTGATATTTGTGAAAAAGCGGCTGAAATATTTTTAGGTACTATAGCACTAGGTAATACAATATTTTTAACGGATGAGCAAATCGATGAATTAATTACTGATAATAAAGAAAAATATAGAAAACAATTATTATGATTGAAGGAATAGGTTTAGGTTGGAATTGTTCAGCTGCACAAGATGCATTAAGGTTGAATTTACGAAATGTAAAAAGTAACGGGTATAATACATGCCCCTTTGATTTGATGATTACAAATTATATTGGTATTTGTAAATGTATCGATGATGATTTTAAATACTTTTGTGACCTTAATTATTTAGAATTAAGACCAGCACCAGATATGTTAAAATATATCCCAAATCAAAAAGAAAATGAAATGTGGATTTATAACACATATTACAATTTTGTATTTAATCATGAGGCACCTTTTCATGGTAATCTTTATTTAAATGAAAGATGGTCAAGCCCATATCACTTTGTGGATAATAATTTTGAAAAATTTATAGAAAGATACACTAATAGAATTAATAATTTTAGACAATATATAGAGTCCTGTGATTTCATCAATTTTGTCTTAGTTAGATATAATTCAGTACCGTTAGAATTATCCGAAATAATTAAAGCAAAGTACCCCAATTTAAATTTTAAAATACATTGTGTTTGTGATTATACTCAAAACAATATTGGTCATTTATATGATGTCTCAAGAAATGGTGGTGTAAATTATGAGACACATTATTTAAAATATATGAATATAACCGAAGAAAATCAACCTAACGAATTCGTCAGATTTAACTCTGAATTTAATGTTCAATTTGGTGAGATTAATGAAAATATTATCATGATATGAGAAAAAGAGTAATTTACGTAGACATAGATGAAACAATCTGTATATCACCTAAGACTAGGGATTATAAATTAGCAATACCTATTCTTGAAAATATAGAAAAAATAAATAAACTATATGAGGACGGAAATACAATTGTATATTGGACATCCAGAGGTAGTAGGAAACAAATAAATTGGTACGATGTTACCTTTGCTCAATTAAATGAGTGGGGTGCAAAATTCCACGAATTAAGAGTTGATAAGCCATATTATGATTTGTTTATTGATGATAAAACTTTAAGAATTGAAGAAATAAAATGAGAAAAAATATAATTTTAATACCACCATGTTATACATATGGTGATACTTTATCTGTAATCAGTTTATATTACTTTTTATTAAGTCATTATGAGAATGTATACCTATATCTTTTTAAAGGTTATAATAATGATAATCGAGATTATTTAAAAAGATATTATGCCGCTTACTTTGAGAATGAGCCACTATTTAACAAAAGGCTTTTTATTGCCAATAGACCAGAAGAATTAATAAACAATGGTACGTTTGGTGAATACGATATTTGTAATACCTTAACAGCTGGTTGGGATAAGGCCCAGTTTAATTTTTACGATTTAGAAAATGTTAATAAAGAATATTATTTTAATGACTTAAACCCATTATATAATAAATTAGATATTGATGAAAAATACTTATGTAAACCGAATAAACACTTACCAAACACAATATTAACAACAAATCATAAACTTTATTATGAATTAGTTGGTTTAAATAATAGTGTTAGAATGGATTTTTTTAATTACATTAGAAATTATGAAAAAGAGTTAGAAATAAAGAATACCATATTATCACGAAGTAATATTACTGGTGATTATATTATAATTAACGACCCGATTGGTACTAATATTTCAGCCCGTATAAACAGTCAACTACCGATAATAAATGTAAGCAACCTCTCAACATGTATTGGTGAATTATCCTTATTAGTTGAAGGTGCAAAAGAAATACATTTTATCGAAGGTAATAATGTTAATTTCTTCTACCATTCACAGTATAAGGGTATTTTTAACTATTCTGGTGTAATTAATTTCCATATCAATTTACGAGATAGACATTGGGCGGTACCTAACATGATGTTAGATTCAGCATGGAAGATGATGGATGAGCCAAGATTAAATAACTGGAATTTTATATTTTAAATTTATGAAAATAATATCACATAGGGGTAATATATGCGGCCCAGTAATAGAAAAAGAAAATAGACCATCTTATATCGATTCAGCAATACAATTAGGGTATGATGTTGAGGTTGATTTAAGATATGTAAATAATGAATTCTGGTTAGGTCATGATTTTGCACAATATAAAATAGAATTATCTTGGATGGAGCCAAGAAAAGAAATGCTCTGGTTCCATTGTAAAGATATTGATTCAGCTTTAGAATTAGCAAAATTAAATGGTTATAACTTCTTTTGTCATACGAATGATTCTTATGTATGTACAAACAATGGGTATCTTTGGGTTCATGATTTAAGTGGTAAAATTGATGATAAATGCGTTATACCTCTTTTATCAGAACAAGATATTGAAAAATACGATAATAATAAGACACCATATGCTGTGTGTACTGATTTTGTAAACTCTATCAAATGAATAATATTTTAAAAATAAAAACGTTATTTGGAATTGAAGAGATATTAAAATTGGATAATATATTCAAGCAATTATTAAACGATAAAACTTTTGATGAAATACATGTCTCAATATGTGAAATTACCTTGAAAAATTGTAGGGACACTTATGATATTAACACATTTAAAGAAAAATATTATATAATAATGAAATATATTTTTAATGATGAACGAATAATTATAACAAACAACCAAGATTATACATTAATATCATCAAATAAACTATGTGTTGATTACAATAAAGAAATTATTTTTAAAATAAGGGAAGATTTAATAACTAATAAATTAGAATTGCCTAAGAATTTTATAACCGTTCACACTAAAGTACTATCATTAAGAGATAACCAATATTTCGGTAAAAGTATGTATGAAAAATATTCAAATATTTTTTTAGAAACTTTAAAAAAATATTCTGGAACTATAATTTTATTAGGTGAGAGAAAAATAAAATATTGTGCTGAATATGACAAGCTAGACACATTTTCAATTTATAATGATATAAAAATTTTAAATAATATAATAGATTACACCATTGATAATAGTGAAGAAAATAATAACCTAATTGAATTATTAAACTCTTTTGAAATTATTAATAAAGGTGATTTAAATATATTATTATCTTTTAGCGGTATTAGAACGATATGTTTATTTTTTTCTGAAAATATTTTAGGTGTTAAATACGAAGATGACAACCATTTTCATCAATACAAAGAGCATAATTTTAAACATATAAACAAAAATATAAATTTACATTATACCTATGATGATTATATTAACAATTTAAAAAATAAAATTGAAAATTTAAATAAAAATGAATAATATACAATTAATCATACCTATGTCTGGTATAGGTAAACGTTTTATTGATGCTGGTTATGAAGACCCTAAGCCACTTATTGAAGTTGATGGGTTACCGATAATTGAACATGTTGTAAATCTTTTTGGTAAACCTGATGATGTAATATTCATCTGTAATGAAATTCACATTCTATCAACTAATATGGCTTTGGTACTAAAACGAATCTCACCAAATTGTAAGATAATTCAAGTACCAAATGAAAATAGAAGAGGTCCAGTGGATGCTGTGTTATCAATAAGTGACCATATTAAGAACAATAAAGAGATTATTGTTAGTTACTGTGATTATGGTACTTATTGGGATTATGAAAAATTCTTAACTGATACAAGAAATTCAAACTCAGATGGTGCCATAGCATGTTATACTGGTTTTCATCCGCATATGTTAGGTTCTGATAATTACGCCTTTGTAAAAATGGATGGTGATAAAGCTGTAAAAATACAAGAAAAAAAACCATTCACAAATGATAAGATGTTAGAGTTAGCATCTAATGGGACATATTATTTTAAAAATGGTGAAATCGTTAAGAAATACTTTAAAAAATTAGTTGAATTAAACCATTCAGTTAATAATGAATTCTATGTAAGTTTAGTCTATAATTTAATGATAAATGATAACCTGCGTGTATCAACTTTTTTAATAGAAAATATGCTACAATGGGGTACACCATATGATTTGGAAAATTATAAATCTTGGTCTAGTTATTTTTCAAATATAAAAAACAAAAAAGAAAACGTTAAAAACCCAAAAAATACCACTTTAATTTTACCCATGGCTGGTATGGGTAAAAGATTTCAGGAGGAGGGTTATGAAAGTCCTAAACCACTCATAAATGTTGATGGGAAACCAATGATTATTCAAGCGGTTGATTCAATACCAAAATGTGATAATAATGTTTTTGTTTGTTTAAAAAATCATGTTGATGAATTTGGTATCGATAATATCTTAAAAGAATATTACCCTAACACAAATATCACGACAATAGATAAAGTAACTGAAGGTCAAGCATGTACGAGTGAAATAGGTGTAATTGAAAATAATATAGACTTAGAATCACCTATTCAAATTTCAGCCTGTGATAATGGAGTGTATTATGATAATAAAAAATATTTAGAGTTAATTAATGATGAATCTATTGATATAATAGTTTGGTCGTTTAGGAACAATCAAGCTAGTAAAACAAATCCTAATGCATACGCTTGGTTGGACGTTGATGGTAATAATTGTATCAAGCATGTTTCATGTAAGAAATTTATCTATGATAACCCATTAACAACGCATGCAATTATAGGTACAATGTTTTTTAGAAAGGCAAAATACTTTATTGATGGTTTAAAAGCTAACTATTTAGAAAATATTAGAACAAATAATGAATTTTACGTTGATGATGTGTTAAATCAAAATATAAAATCTGGTTTAAAAGTTAAAGTATTTGAAGTTGAAAACTATATTTGCTGGGGTACCCCTAATGATTATAAAACTTATAATTATTGGAAAGATTATTTTAATAAGATAAACATATAGATATTTATAATAAAACTGCATGAATAAAAAGCCATCAGAAAGAAAACCAAGACCTAAAAGAAAAGACGATTCAACATTTGAAATATCTGAATCTTTAGTAAACACAACACCTAAATCAGACCTAAACCAATTAATAAACTTTCACGGTCCGTTTAAGTGTAAAAACAAAACACAAAAAGACTTAGTTAAATCAATTGAAAATAATGATGTAACTGTTTGCATTGGACCAGCTGGTACTGGTAAATCAATAACATCTTTATCCGCAACTTTAAATTTATTAAAATCAAATAATAAATTTGAGAGTATTTTATTATTGAAGTCAATTACCCAGCTTAACGATGAAATGTTACCAGCATTACCTGGTGATGCCATGGAAAAGATGTATTTTCAAAATATGTCCTTCATTGATTCATTAGTTAAATTAATTGGCGAAAAAAATACTGGTGATTTAATTAATTCTAAATATATAAATTTTGGTGTAATTGGCTCATTAAGAGGCCGAGACTTATCTAACACAATAGTCATTGTTGATGAGGTTCAAAACATATCAAAAGATAATTTAAAAACAATTCTTACTAGATTATCAGAAAACGCTAAAATTGTTTTATTAGGTGACCCAGAACAAATTGATATTAAAAACAAACGAAATAGTTCATTAGCATATTTTGCGAAAAAAGTTAAATTAAATCCAATGATTGGTATAGGAATTATTGAGTTTAATGAAGACGAAATTGTAAGACATAGACTAACTAGTTATTTTATTAATATTTTTAAAGATGAGATAAAACAAGATACTAATAAAATAACCTCTATAAGAATCGAACCTAAAAAAAATAAAATAACTAAAATTAAAGACTTAATTTTTAATTTTTTTAAAACCAGTACAATTTTTAAGTTTGGAAAATAAATTAGTTAATCTTCGTTTTTTTAAATAAGAATAAATTGATTTATTATTATTAATAAAATCACATTTATATGTGTACTTTGATATAATTTCAGTTATTTCAGTTATAGTTAAATCAATTTGCTTATTCTTGTTTTCTAACTTTATTAATAATTCATTCAATTTATTTCTTTTAATGTATTGATATAATCCATAATCATTTTTAATTAAGTCTGAAATCTTTGAATATTTTTCTAATTTTTTAATCACTTCAATCTCGTTATGTTTATTTTTTTTATCTAACATATGTGATGTTGCAACAATATGTAATTTTAATTTTTTTAATTTATTATAAACATCTTTCTGTTCCTTTATAAAAACTTTAAATGATTCATATTTTTTTGCTATTAAAATTAATTCATTTTTGTTATATAACTCGTCAAATATATTATCAATTATACACTCCAATACATTCTCTTTAGTTAATTTAGTATTGCATATTTTGTTTATATTATCTAAATTATTAATTATTTGATTTTTTATGTCGTCCTCATATTTACGATTATTTTCAACAATGTAAATTATATTTATCAATTTTTCATTTATACTTTTCAATTTATCAATATCCCTATTTTTATTATAATCTTCTGTGTGCCATAATTTACCTTGATATTCAAAAGCCAAATTAAACTTTGGATAATATAAATCAATTTCATATGGTTTTATTATTTTTCTTGTATTGTATATTCCATCACAACATAATAGTTTATCCATCAAATTTTTTAATATTAGCTGTGGTATACTGTAACTAATGTTTAACATGTGTGAGCAAATATTATTTATAATACCTCGTTTAATTGCTGTATTGTATGCTGAAGAATCTTTTTTCTGAAACTCAACCTTAGTTTTATATTTTAATGCTATACCTTTTAAGACCTCATCACTTAAATCCCTACCATTTATTTTGTTCAATTTTATAAGCTGATTACTTTTAAAATTTTTAATAAAATTAACGTCTTTTTTTAGGCCTAATCGGTATGCCCTATTTTCAATAGAGCTTACACTAGTCCCTAATTTTTCAGCAATTATTTTATTTATATTATTAGAATAAATTTCGGTTAGTATTTTGTCATTTTTTAATGACCAATTAAATCGTACCATATTTTTAACGTTTAACAATAAATATCCGAATTTTTCATAAAAAGTAAATAATTACTTGACTTTATAGTTTTTTATAATTATTATGGTTTCTATAAAACTATAAAATTATGAGTATATTAGTAAACAGTGATTACATAATAGATGAATCACTAGACGTTTTAACAAGATGGGATAAAATTGGATTTCTTGATTATGTTAAAGAACCGTTTAAAGAAAAAGTAGCCAATGCTATGCAATTAGCAGTTTATTTATTTAGAAATAAATATGTTAGAATTAATAATAGATTAACTGATACTGTAACCTTTTCAGCAATATCCACACTTTATAAGATTGATAGTGAATTAATTATAAATGAACGATTTGAATTCACTGAAGAAAAAATGCTTCAATTTATATATGCAATTGATGATTGTATAAATTCACACACATATAATGTACACAGTTTCCATAAAGATGTTGATGTTGAGGCTAATCTAATCAAATTATTTTGTGAACTTTATGTTGAATCCGAAAATAATAAAATCAAAGAATTATATATGCCAGCGTGGAATACAAGTTGGGATTATTTAGGACATAATGTAACTGATAAAGTTACAGAGTATACACAATATGATTGGAATCAAACTCTAATTACAAAAATCAACCAAATTTCAGCCCAAATACATAAAACATGTTTTCATGAAGCTAATAAAGTAATATTAAACTCTAATTTATTTTTAAAATTAATTAACGATTTAGAATTTTATAACTTTAAAACTAAAATGATTGGTGAAAAGTATTTAGTTGAAGTCGATAACTCAATTAAAGAAAATGTAATATTAGTTAAATGTGATAATTTTGGTGATGACATTAAAACATATTATAACCCTAATTTTGAACAACCTTTTATTTTAATCCACGAAAATTCTAGCAATATTACCGATGAAATAAAGATTAATCCAAAATACACAATAATTACCGAAAAAAAATTAAACGGTAAAATAAAAATCGAAAATATTTAATTTATGGCAGTTATCGGAATATCAATTAACGAAGTCTTGCGTGACTTCTTATTTCAATTCGTTTATACTTATAGCAAGTATATTGGTCCAACTACAATTAAAGAAAGTGATATTACAAGCTTTAATCTGCTTGACCACTTTAATTTTAAAAACTTAACAGAATTAAATCAATTTTTGTATTTAGAGGCACCGCTAGAAATATTTGGTCACGCAGACCAAACATCTGACGGATTAATGACCCACCTTAATCAATTCTTATCCGATATTAAAGATGATGAAGAACACGAGATAATTCTTGTTAGTAAAGAAGCTAATAAGAGTATTCCCTCAACGTTCTTTTTTTTATCTAAGACTGGTTGTAGAATTGAAAAAGTGAATTTTATTCAAGATTCAGCTAAGGAATGGGATGGTGTTGATATCTTAGTTACCGCTAACCCAGACGCACTTAAAAATAAACCATCTGGTAAAATAAGTGTAAAGATAAAAGCAAGTTATAATTCAGATGCTCCATCCGATTACGAATTAGATTCAATACTAGAATTTATAAAAGATGAATCTCTAAGAGAAAGAATCTTAACAAATAAAATAACAACTTACGAAGAAATTTAATTATGATTGAATTTGGAGACTCAGTCTATTACATAGACCTTAAGGCTTTTGATAAAGCAATTACACTTACAGATGGTAAGGATAAAACATCTATTGAAAAAGAGTGTAAAACAACCACCACACATGATGGTAATACAACGGTTGAAAATTACGAAAGAACAACACCTAAAAATAAAGAAATTGATGGTGCTAAATATGATTTACTTAAAACATTTATTGAGTATATTATTGATAGTGAAGAAATCACTGATGATGCTTTAGGTGCCGAAAGAGCATTTCAAGAAGCTTCATTCGGATATAAAATGGTTTTTAATACACTTTATAAAGAAGGTATAATAAAAGAAAAAGAATAACGTTTTACAAACAAAAAACAAAAATGGAAGAACAAAAAAAACAAATTGAACAAATCAATGAGATTATTGAAAAATTAGACACAAAAAACTTTAGTCTGTATTTTTTCACGTTAGACACAAAGGGTAACCCAACAGCTGGTATCGCAAACATTTACGAACATGTTAAGTTACTTAACGAATTAGGTTATAATGCATTTATTTTACACGAAAAAAATGATTACAAACTAATCGGTGATGAAAGTGGTATGGGTATTTCAGATTGGCTGGGTGAAGAATATGCTGCTTTGCCGCACGCTTCAATTGAAAGCCAAAACCTTAATATTAACCCAGCTGATTTCATTATCATACCAGAAGTATTTGCAACTATTATGGACCAAGTTAAAGCTTTTCCATGTAGAAAAGTTGTTTTAAGTCAAAGTTATGATTATCTTTTGGAATTATTACCAATTGGTAAAAGATGGGATAGTGATTATGGTTTCACACACGCAATTACAACAAGTGAAAGACAAGCTAATTACCTTAAAACTATTTTCCCAGCACTTAAAACTTCAGTAGTTCCAGTATCAATCCCAACCTATTTTAAACCTAGTGATAAACCTAAAATCCCAGTTGTAAGTATCCTTACTAGAAACCAAGGTGATGCAGCTAAAATCGCTAAATCTTTCTATTTGCAATTCCCAATTTATAAGTGGATTACATTTAAGGAATTAAGAGGTCTTTCAAGACAACAATTTGCTGATGAATTAAGCAAATCATGTTTGGCTGTTTGGGTTGATGATAGTGCTGGTTTCGGTACTTTCCCAATTGAAGCAATGGAATGTGGTACACCAATTATTGGTAAAATCCCAAATCTAGTTCCAGAATGGCTTGAAGGAAAAGATGAAAATGGTAATCCAACAATTAAGAATAACGGTGTTTGGACTAATACAACAATTAATATCCCAGAATTAATTGCAACCTATATGAAAGTTTGGTTAGAAGATTCAGTACCAACAGAATTAACTGAAAGTATTAAAGAATCAACTGGACAATATACACCAGAAAATCAAAAACAAATTCTTTCAAACGTTTACGCTGCTTTAGTTGATGAAAGAAAACAAGAATTTAATAACATGTTAGGTCAATTGACTAACACAGAAGCTTAATTAAAAATTAAAACAATATGACACAAATCTCAGTTATACTACCAGTTCATCAATTAGATGATACCACAAAACCACTTTTTGCAAATGCAGTTAAGAGTGTTGAATTACAAAAAACATTACCAGATGAATTGGTAATTGTTGTACCTAAAGACAGTGAAGTAAGTGCTTATGTAAAGGCTTATGATTTTGCTGAAATTAAAGATATAGTTACCATCGTAGAAAATGATGGTGAAACAGACTTTGCAAGCCAAGTAAACTTAGGTGTTGCTAATGCTAAATCTGAATGGGTTTCATTCCTAGAATATGATGATGAATATGCTAACATCTGGTTTAAGAATGTTGTTGAATATAGAGCAGCACATACAAACGTTGACCTATTTATGCCAATTGTTATTGATGTTAATGCTGAGGGTGTGTTCAATGGCTTTACCAATGAAGCTGTATGGGCCACTAGCTTTTCTGATGAATTAGGTATTTTAGACCTTAACGCTCTTTTAGCTTACCAAAACTTTAATATTGATGGTATTGTAATTAAGAAGTCAATTTATGAAGAATATGGTGGTTTTAAATCAACAATTAAATTAACCTTTATTTATGAATTCTTATTAAGAATGGCATTTAAAGATGTTAGGATTATGGTTATCCCTAAATTTGGTTACAAGCACGTCAATCAAAGACCTGATTCATTGTTTGCTTCATACAAAGAAACAATGGACCCTACTGAAGCAAGGTGGTGGTTAGCTCAAGCTAAAAAAGAATATTATTTTGATAAGGACAGAAAAATAACATATGAAACACAAACGGTTTAAATGGTTAACAGAAGAGGACGAAAGAGAAAAAATGAAGTCTATTTTGGCCCTGATGAAGAAAAAGCTGTTAACGATTATTTAGCCTCAACAAATGATAAAGAGAGAAACTTAATTTACAACCAATGGCTCAAAGAACCGTTGGACAAAATGATAGAATCAATAATTAGAAAATATAAATTATATAGAAAGGGTGAGAGCTTTGAAGATTTACATGGCGACACCCTTTCATTTCTAATGACCAAAGCTCATAAATTTGAACATGGTAGAGGTAAAAAGGCTTATTCTTATTATGGTACAATTTGCAAACACTATATTTTAGGGCTTCTTATTAAAGATGAAAAATATATGAGGCAAACAGCTTCTTATGAAGACATTTCTTCAGATATTGAAGAAAATGAAAAATTTAGTTATGTAATAGATGAAGATGAATTCGATATGGATTCTTTTTTTAAAAAACTTGTAAATAATATTAAAGCTGAATTAAACGATGAAAATCTACCTCAAAAGAAAAAATTAAACGAAAACGAACGTAAAGTTGGTCAAGCATTAATAGAAATTCTTGAAAATTGGCAAACATCCTTCACATCATTAAATAGTGGTAGTAAGTATAATAAAAATGCCATATTGGAAACAATGCGCAATTACACAAATTTATCAACGAAAGATATTAGGTTAGCTATAAAAAGATTCAAAGACCTTTATGACCTTATAAAGAATCAAGAATAGTTAATAAAAAATACTTTAATAGGTATTTATATATAAACTATCTAACTGAAACTAATTTAAGTGAGAAAAAAGCATTAAGTGACTCCAAAATAAATATAATAATAAAAATACTAATATTTATTATTATGGACAAAATATGTAATAAATGTAATTTACCTAAACGATTAGATGAGTTTACCAAATGTAAACCTTGCTCTAACGGTTTTAGAAACACATGTAAATTGTGTACCAGAAAATACATAATCTCATATAAAGAAGCTAATTTAGATACAATAACTAAATATCATAAAGATTATCGATTATCTAATAGTGAAAAAAACAAAGAGTACCAATTAATCTATAATTCAACGTTAAAATCTAAACAGAAAAAAAGACAATATTACGATAATAATATTCAATATTATAAAAATATTGAAAAAACTGAAGAACGTAAAAAATATCGTTATAACTATAATAAAAATTCATACACGTTAAAATGGCGTTTATTTTTAAATAATACTTTAAAAAGATTAGGTAGACCTAAAGAAGGTAAAACAATTGATTTATTAGGATATTCCGCATTAGAACTTAAGCAACATTTAGAATCTTTATTTACAGATGGTATGAATTGGGGTAATTATGGTGAGTGGCATATAGACCATATAAAACCAGTATCCAGTTTTGACAAAACCATTCCAATCAATGTTGTCAATGCACTATCTAATTTGCAACCTCTATGGGCAACAACAAGGCGAATAAATGGTGTCATTTATGAAGGTAATATAAACAAGAGTAATAAAATAATAATTAACTAAAAAAATATAAATTTTGCCGAGAAAAAAGAAACAAGAAGTTAAAGTTAATAGTGTTGATAGTCTTGAAGGACTAATGCAAGAAACCTATAATGATGCTTGTCTACAAATCAATGATGCACAAAAAACAATTAACGAATTATCAGTAAGTGTTGAACCCACGGATGTTGATGACCTAACCAAAATTGCAAAAGAAAAAGGTGGTCTTCTAAAAGTTAAAGAATCAGCTATTAGAATAAAACTTGAATTAGCTAAATTACAAAGTGATATAATAAAAAATAGAGGTGATGTTGATGCCACTATTAGTGAAAGAGTTGATGGAAAAGTTTCTCAAAATGATTTTAAATCAATTAGAGAAATGCTTAAAAACGATAAAGATGTTAATCTTGATTTTGAATAATTATGTCAGTAGTAAGTCAAAAAAAACAAATATTTGGGCAAATAGCTGCCGCTAAAACTTTAACTGAGGGGATGCCTAAGTTAAATACCACATCTTCATTCCCATCCGTTAATAATAATGGTAATACAATTTCATTTTTAACCGATTTAATTAAATCTCTTATTGGTTATCAAAAATTACAAGAAACTATTAATGATACATTAGTTTATTCTTTACATGAAATTGAAAAAGATATCAAAATTGCATTAAAAAGTGAATTAAAATCAATAGTTAATTGTGGTACTAACCCATCTTTACCATATTTTATTAAATCAACAGGTGACGGTATTAATATAAATGTAAATCAAATAGATTTTACTGGCTTAATGTTAATTAACCCTAATTCAAGCGCAGGTAAACTCCTATATAATGATTTAAAATCTGATTTAATTAAGAGTACGGATTTTAATACGTTTCTTTACCAAACAATTCAAAACGATGGTACCCCAGAATCTTGGGGTTCACAAACCACACAATCAAATATACTTACATTTGAATTTAGTTCAAGTGATATTGCTCGAAAAAAACCAAATAATACTTTAAATATAAAAGCTGATTCATCTTACGATAATAAAAGTCTTACAGATTTAAATAATAATTTCATTGACAGTATAACATTATTCAATACAGAAAATATATTAACTAATGTTATTGATTCAATTTTTGGAACTGTTTCAAGTGCTGCTGGTAAATCATTAAGTCAGTTAGAAAATCAAGCCAAAACAAACACAGTAATTAAAAAAATTGCTAATTCTAATAGTAACGATATAATTAATAACAGTTATTTTAAATTTAATAATGTTGAAAACGCAGCACATCAAGCTGAGGCAATATCTAAGAGTAATGGTACTAAGTCAATTGTCACAACATCAACAATAAAAACATCGTTGTCATTACAATCTGTTACCAATATGAATACAAGCATTTCTAGTGCAAAATCAACAGCACAAAAAAATACAGCTTTAACATCTTCATTAAACGGATTTTCAAATCAATTATCATCACCTTCAAAAAATCCAGCTGATAACCATGCAATAGGTTTAAATTTTATTCAAGAAATTATAAACAATTTAATAAATGTTATTACAAATATTATTTTATCACCAAAAGTAATTACTTTATTTGCATTAAATTTTAAAATAATTTATGGTCCAGATGCTGTATATACTGATGCTATTGATTTTATGAAAAAAAATAAAAATCTTATACAAAGTATTACCAAGTCAATTAGTAATGCTGTGATAAACGTTTTATTAAAATTAGCTTTAAAAGAAATTGAAAATCTTGTTTCTAAAGCTGTAATTAAAAAAATATTTGAAAAAGGTCAAAATAATCAAGCGCAATTATTAAGCTTACTTGGCATCCCACCAAATGCCACAAGACAAATTAAAAAATTATTATGAGTGATGTAAATACAAATAGACAATCGTCTACCACTAATGATAATATTAGTATGGCATCAATTAGTGGTATTATTAATATGATAAATGCTGCATTTAGTGTCCCTAATGTGCCTGTAACACCTTTACCACCACCATTAGTATTAACTGGTGCTAATTTAAGACCAGGAATTACAGCAAGTGATATTACATCTAGAATTATTACAAGACAATCAGAAGCTGGTTTACCAGTTGGTAATGTGTTTGCTGATGGTGATAATACCGCACAAGCAATGGAGTTAATTAGAATTCAAGAAATTGTTAATGCTTTATTAACAGAAGCAAAAATAGAAATTGTAATTCCACCTGGAATTACAGTAACCACAATTGGTGTCGGTAATTTAGGTGCACCAGTTGTATCACAAGGTATTACAACAAATTTAGCCGTTGGTGTTGGTGTAATACGTTAAAAATATTGTTATATGAAAGAATTAGAAAATTTAAGTTCAAATGAAATCTTGCTTATTATAAAGCAATTAGAAGCTGACCATGAAGCTTTAAAATTAAAAATGGTTAAAGATTATGATGCCCTTGTTGAAATCGAAGAAAGATTCGCAAAGGCAAATGAAATAATTATAAATAGATTAAAGGGTAAATAATGGCTGGTGATAATCAATATATAACTAATCTTGGTAATGTCGTACAAGCTTCAGATTCAATGAGGATTATCCAAATTGGTTCTGTTGAAAGTATCGATGACCCAACCTCTATGGGTAGAATTAAGGTTAGAATCCCTGGACCGACACACAAAGGTGGTGACAATGGTTTAACAACAGATGATTTAGCTTGGGCCTACCCAATGGTACCCAAATTCTTTTTTTCATCACCAAAAGTTGGTGAAGGTGTTTTTGTAATGATACTAGATAAAACAAAAACACATAGTGATAGACTATATTTTGGTCCAATTATTTCTAGTTTTGATAGATTAAATATTGACCCAATACAAACAACTGGTTTAAACCCATTCACATTTAATTTATTAACCCCACAAACTAATGTAAATAGAGTTCCAGCATTGGATGGAGTTTTTCCATCTAATGATGATATTGCCATTCAAGGAAGATATAATACCGACTTAACATTTAAACACAATGAAATCGTATTAAGGGCTGGTAAATTTGTTGAATCAGCAATTAATAACAGTAACCCATACCCATTTCAATTTAATAAAACTACGCAAGGTTATATACAAATTAAAAATAATATACCAATTACCCAAGCCAATTCAAACACAAAACAACTAATTGGTTCTGTTACTAATATTGTTGCAAACAAAATTAATTTATTAACACATGAGAATGGTTCACCAAGATTTAATTTAACCAATCAAAATGATTTAATTAGTAATGATGAAATTTTAAATATTATACAAAATGCACACCCATTACCATTTGGTGATATACTAGTACAATATTTAAAATTACTCAAAAAAGCCTTTTTAAACCATGTTCATAATAATAATGGAATCCCACCAACCGATTTAGCAACAGAAGGAAATGTACTAAATGTTCGTGAATTTAAAAATAATGCTGAAAATTTAGAGAATGCCATGTTATCAAAAAATATCAACATTAACTAATATCTGGATATTTATTATTAAAAGAAAATGGTATTTAGAACATATTTTGATAAGGATAATACAATAATTGTAAACAGTAATATTAACACTGGACTAAACCCAATAACCGAATTATTTTATGGTGGTCCAAATGGTGAAAATTCTTATAGTCGTTACTTATTTCATTTTGATGAAACAAACTTAGTTAATCTTTACACAAACGGTACCATAGCCGACCTTTCAAAAGTAACACATACACTTAAAATGACGAATACTGGTGCATTTGATAGTGGATTATTAAACGGTACAATGGATACGTTTGATAGAACATCATCCTTCGATTTAATTGTATTCCCCATCAACCAACCATGGGATGAAGGTGTTGGTTATGATTATAATATTTCTAATATTGGAAACATAAATACCACAGTATCAGTTATGCCATCAAACTGGATTAATCCACAAAGTGGCTCTTATTGGGATAATGGTGCTGGTGTTTATTCTGGTGACCCAACCGTAATCGGTACACAACACTTTGATGCTGGAAACGAAAATATTTCAATTGATGTAACTGATTTTGTTAATAGTATATTAATGGGTAACCCAAACTATGGTATGGGTGTTGCTTATAATACTGGGTTTGAAAAAACTAGCACAAATAATTTACAATACGTTGGTTTCTTCAGTAGAAATTCTCAAACATACTATGAACCCTATATTGAAACCATTTATAATAATTTTATAACTGATGATAGAAATGACTTTTATTTAGATAAACCAAATAAACTTTATCTCTACGTTAATTTAGCTGGTAACCCAACTAATTTAGATACAATCCCTGCCGTAAATATATACGATAACAGTGAAAATTTAATATCAGCTTATACCTCTTCAGATGTTAATCAAATAACCAAAGGTGTTTACTCAATAGATTTACTAATACCATCAAATTTAGCATCAGCTGGTTATTTATATAATGATGTATGGACTGGTATCACAATTAATGGTGTCTCAAGACCCGATATAAGGCTCAATTTTGAGCTTAAAGATAGTCTTGGGTACTACGACATAGGAGCGAACGATATAGGCCCTAAAAAGGTCGGAATTTCGATTTCTGGTATACGTCAACAAGATACAATTAAACGTGGTGATGTAAGAAAAATTATTGTATCCGCAAGAGTACCATATACTGTTAATCAAACACAAAAAATAACTAGTCTTAAGTATAGACTTTATGTTAAAGAAGGTTTAAGTGAGGTTACCGTAATTGATTATCACCCAGTAGAAATGGCAACCAATTACAATTACTTCTTATTAGATACAAATAGTCTTATACCTAATACATATTACTTAGATGTACTTTATGAATCAAATCTTGAAGTAACAACTATTAAAAATGTAATTAATTTTGATATAACAAATCAATCAGATTCAAGAATGTCACAATAATGAAAAGTTTTATAAAAAAATTACTCAGAGAACAATTAATTGATGGTGAGAATATGAACCCACAATTACAATCACTATGTGATACAATTTCAGTTAATAGTTATGATGAGGTTATCAGTAGAATTACAGCAGCAATCGGTTCTAGGGATGAAGCACCAGAATTATGTGCTAAAATACAAAAACCATTAACTATGCTTAAACAAGCTAATTTTGAAATTAATAAAGCATACTAATATGCTTGGTAATCATATTTCAAAACCCTATGGCATCACTGGTGATTGTATGGCTGATGAAGCTGATACTTATTGGGCCACAATACAATCAACCCTTTGTGAACAAGGTCCAGAATTTCAATAAAGTACTTGACTATTTTTAAAATAGTTATATATTTATATTTACGTTAACTCAAGTATTAGTATTGAGTCAGAAATGACTTTAGAGTTGTCTAGGCAACAAAAATATTAGTACATAATAAAACATTAAAAGTTAAAAAAATGAAAATATATAACTATTTTA